CTACGAGAGTTTTTTTATTCCAAGGGCTATCTCTTTTTGCTCAATCTGAGCTTCTCGTTTAACGAGGTCGATTTCTTTTTCGAGGAGTTCTCGTTCCTTATCTTGTAAAGAATGCAATTTTTCCTGCAAATCTCTATCCTTATGTGCGAGTTGTTGGAAGAGATCTAAGAGCTTTTTTGACATATCTATCACCTCGGCAATGTCAGATTGTGACTTTTCTTCTTTTGCTGGTTCTTTGTCAGGGAGTAAGAGTTCGCCTTCTCCAGTAAACAAATATGACCTATTAATCTGTGGAAATCGCTCACAGATGAGATTGACAACACCAGGATTAAACTTTTTCGTACGTCCACGTTGTAAATCGAATATACGTTGGTAATTGATTCCAATCTCCTTTGCAAAAGTCGGTGCCTTCATACCGACAGTGTTTAAGACTTCTCCTATGATGCGTTTTGCATCTACGACGTTCTCAGCTCGTTCTTCTTGATTTCTCATAATAATTAATTAAAATAGTAAACAACTAATAAAACAATATTGTCATCTGCGATGACAAAGCTAAAAGAATGTTAAATATTGCGTTTATTTGTACAAATAATTATATATTTGTTGTGATATATAATATTAATTACTACATTTGCACGCGTAAACAACAATAATATTGACAAAGGTAAGCAATTACCCGCTCAAATGCAAATATTTTTTATACATAAAAATGATGAAAGAGACAATTAATGATGATTTCTCTCAGAGAAATATCGAGAAAGTAACGGAGAAAATTGATCAGGATGTAGAAACCCCTATCAATTCTGTAAAAAAAGATGTAATAATCGAGAAAAAGCCAATCACTAAAGTACTGAAATCGATGGAAGTAGGTACTGTGGTAAGGTTTCCAATTGAACAGAGAGGATCTGTTTTAGCTGTAGCGAACAGGTTACGTAAGGAGTTATCACGCTCAGGATGGGACTTCCAGCTCAAAGACGTGATGGAGAACTATGAAGTATCCGTAACTAGAGTAAACTAAGATGTAACGTCATTATGCGAGAAGCAAAAACAGAAAGGAAGATAAGTATGGTGACGAAAGAAGAAATCATAGTTCAGAAATATCGCTCTCTGCTAAAAATCGCAAGTGGGTTTCATTGCTCATATAAGAAAGCCGTGAGAATCGTCGGTGGAGAAAAAAGATTAGAGCGACTCATGAATGAGAATAAAGTAAGATACGACAGGAAACCAGGCGCCCCTAATACGATGTGGCGTTTCAAAATGGTGGATATTATAGAAAATGTTAAACCAATGCCGAATGGCTGCAAATAAGATAGAAATATAAACAAAAATCCTTATGAGTTTAATTAGAAAACCGAACGAGTTAAACGTTCAAACGAAGATTAAGATGTTGATTTACGGGCAAGCTGGTATGGGGAAGACAACCCTCGCCCTCAGTGCGCCAAACCCATTGTTGATTGACTTCGACAATGGTGTAAATCGAGTGAATTATGCACACATCAAGGACACTGTTCAAGTGGAGAAATACGAGGATGTGTTGAAATTATTGGCCGAAGAAGATTTGAGTGCCTACGATACATTGATAATCGATACTGGTGGGAAGATGCTAGATGCCATGACCAGTTATATCATTCGTTGCAATCCCAAAATGGGAAGAGCCAATGGCATGCTAACTCAAAATGGATATGGCCAGCGCAAAGCAGAATTCTCCAACTTTTGCAGAATTGTGAGCGACAAAAATAAGGATATTGTATTTGTTGCCCATAGACAGACGACAATGGATGGCGATGATGTCAGATATGTTCCACTATTTGGTGGCAGCAACTATGATTCATTGGTAACAGAACTTGATTTGGTGGGCTATCTAGAAGCGAATGGGACCAAAAGGACCATTACCTTTGAACCAACGTCAAGAAATGATGGGAAAAACACTTGCAACCTTCCACCCGTGATGGAAATCCCAACGATTATTGATCAAAGTGGAAATGTTACAGCACCCAATAACTTTTTAGAAGAAAAGGTGTTCAAACATTATCGACAGCGGCTTATTGAACGATCGGTGGAGGGCGAAGCCTACAAAAGAGTTACTTCACAATTGGATGAGGCCATAGCTAAAGTTTCAGATGCGGAAAGTGCGAATGAATTAATTTCCCACATTGACCAGTTCCAACATGTCGGTAATTCCAAAGCCATAGCAGCCATGAAGCTACGAGAGAAATGCAAAACGCTCAACTTGACATTAGTGAATGGGAAATATGTTGCCGAAAGTTAAGTATAGGCTCTATGCTACTCTCCTCGATGCGTATCAAGATTATTTAGATTGTGAAAAGAATTATAACAAGTTCTATTCCAACCCTGATAGTCCGAACTTAATAGCTTACGACGAGTATGAGAGCAAAGTCCTGAAAAACCTGATAGACAGGATTAACCGAGTCCCGTTTGACAGTGATGCCGCTGATAAAGGAACGGCCTTCAACGAGATTGTAGATTGTCTCATCAAAGGCTGCGAAAGCTCAAAATGTCCTTTCCATGAAGATAAAGATCTAGGGTTCATCTTTGCTGATTACAAAGGGAAGCGATTTGCATATAGTAAAGCAATCTGTCAAGAATTTGCAGATTACTATCAAGGCGCGATGTCACAAGTGTTCGTGACTGCTAATTTACCAACATCGTATGGGCTTGTAGAATTGTATGGGTATATCGATGAGTTGATGCCATTCTCAGTTCATGATATTAAAACGACTAAGAGATACGAGGCATTTAAATTCCGCAATCACTGGCAACATTTAGTCTATCCGTACTGCTTAGGCCAACGTGGAAATGAAGTAGAGTATTTTGAATACAATATCACGGACTTCTATGACACCTATACGGAGAGATACGATTATGTTCCCGAAAGGGATGTACCACGCTTACGTAACCATGTAGAATCGTTCATAGAATTCCTATGCACATATCGGAGCAGTATCACAGACAAAAAGGTTTTTAATCTATTGTAATGCAAATTCAGGCGAACTTGGTGGTGACCACATCCAAGGACATCGTGTGTAGCCGTTCGATTGTAGAAATGATTGAACAGTTGCCAGTTGGAAAGTATCGTATAGTTATTGAGGAGCAGGCCTCAGTGTGTACAGTACCACAAAAGCGACTACTATGGATGTGGTTCACCTACCTCGCCCGAGAATCTGGGACTCCGAAGGCAGAATGGTACACTTACTACTGCAATAAGTTTTTGGAATCTGGTGAGCATTCAATCAAAGGGATGACCAGTAGCCAACTTGCATTTTTGATGATGCAAGTGCAGGCGGATGTCGCTTCAGAATTTGGCATACAACTCCCACAACCAGGTGATGATAACTATAACTATTTTGTAAGGGAATACTCTATCAAATGATTTACCAGCTAAGAGATTATCAGCAACAAGCAGGTGATGCTGCTGTCCGTTTCTTCAATGACAGCGATGTCAGCAAAAATGCAATCATCGTTCTACCGACAGGCTCAGGCAAGTCACTGGTTATTGCGGACATTGCTAGGAGGCTAGACGGGAATGTGATAGTTTTTCAACCTAAAAAAGAAATTCTAGAGCAAAATTTCATGAAGCTCAAGAGCTATGGTGTCGAAGATTGCTCGATATATTCAGCAAGTGCGGGAGTGAAAGAAGTCAGGAGAATTACTTTTGCTACAATCGGTAGTGCCATCAACAAGCTAGATTTGTTCAGAACGTTTCCCTATGTTATCGTCGATGAGTGCCACGAAGTGAACTCCAAGGGCGGAATGTATAAAGATTTTATAACCGCAGAGAATCGAAAAGTCCTTGGGCTAACAGCAACACCATACAGGTTATGCTCCGCTAAAATTTCATTAGATGCAAACGGGAGGTATGACCCGACTCAAGAGTCAACTAACAAATGTATTCTCAAGTTTCTTACAAGAACCAGACCGCGCATTTTTCATGATGTGATTTATCACATTGACATTCGTACATTACTCGATAGAGGTTATCTGGCAAGGCTACGATATTTTGACTTGTCTATCATAGACCAAACTGGGCTGCAACGGAATACGACAGGAATGGATTATGACGATAACTTTCTGCAATTGGAATACGAAAAAGTGAACTTTAAGGAATACATCGTCAGTGTAGTCAATAGACTTCTGCATCCCAAATCTGGTATTCCAAGAAAAGGAATACTTGTATTTACGCGGTTCATCGAAGAGTCAGAATACCTCTGCAATCAGATAGAAAATTGTGCTATGGTTACAGGGAGCACCCCCAAAAAAGAACGAGAAAGAATCATCTCGGACTTTAAAGAGGGAAAGATTTCAGTTGTAGCTAATGTAGGAGTACTCACGACAGGATTTGACTATCCAGAACTAGATACGATACTCGTAGCTAGACCAACAATGTCCCTCGCACTATGGTATCAGATAGTTGGCCGTGCGATCAGAGCTAGTCCAGGAAAAGACGGCTGGATAGTTGACCTTTGTGGCAACATCAAGAGATTCGGGAGAGTGGATGATCTTACCCTTACAGAACCTGAGCGAGGCATGTATATGGTTTGTGGCATTGTACAAGGGCAACGTAAACAATTGACTAACGTGTATTTTTAAGTTATGGGCTCATATGACAAAAGACTGCTAAAAGCAACCATCGATGGTAATCAGAAGCCAGTAAAAAAAACGATAAGGAAAGCTTTATCAGAAAGCCAGATACAGCAAAGTTGCTTAACCTGGTTCAAGCAACAGTATCCCAAGATATGGAGTGCTGGGGTATTATTCCATATTGCCAATGAGGGAATCCGACTTGGCGGCGTTGGAAGTCGAATGAAACGCGAGGGCATTGTCAGAGGGGTTGCAGACTTGTGTCTAGCAATTCCTAGACACGGATATGGCGCACTCTATATTGAAATGAAACGCCCTGGAACCTATCAAAGCCCAGAACAAAAAGAATGGCAAAAAGGGATTGAGTATTATGGAAACAAATACGTGATATGTCGCTCTCTTGATGAGTTTATGACAACCGTCAAAAGATATTTATCCCAATTGTGAAGGATGTTGTTTTACGATATGGCGATATACAAGGATGGTTGTGGGATAACCCACAACGGCTTAAGTGTTGGCTAGATTTGCTGTTCATGGCCGCCGATGAAGAATGTGAGGTTATATTTATGGGAAGACCGTACACCTGCGATAAAGGTCAATTGATTGCATCGTTGTCAAGTCTAGCGAAAAAGTGGCGGATCACTAAAAGTGCTGTACGAGTCTTACTCGGTAATTTATGCAAATATGGATATATCACGCACGAAGCACGCACGACTTACGCACGGATAACTATCTGTGGATATGATAAATATAAGGTATCTACGCACGGATTATGCACGGATAGTGCACAAGGTAACCAAGAGCGCACGGATAGCGCACGGATTATATCTTGTGAATCAGAATATTACGATGACGTAACGCACGGATTACGCACGGATACTGCACAGAGTAATCATGAGCGCACGGATAGCGCACGGGTTGTATCTTGT